CCTTTCGCAGGTAGGGCACGCGAGCCAACGGGCGCATTTGTGCTTCCAGGCCTCGTCAGGTCTTCCGAGCCACGCTCCTTTACAGATCGCTAAACCTGTTGCACTGCCCGAACTAAAAGTGGATTGTTGTTTCTTCGAAGACTCAGACAAAATCGCCATATTTTCCGCTGCCATGGGCTGTCCAGCAAAAAATAACTTTTAGCAAGTTCGGTATACAAACAAGTAGTGAAAGAATTTCACATGTCTGTCATAGTTTCCACAGACTTGTAAACCTCGTAGGATCCATATGCTACGAGAACTCCTATGGCGAGAGCATCTCCAATAGGAAGAGGCCCATCAGCAGCAGCAAGAGTGAACGCCAAAGTAAACGCCATGCGCGCACGGCGAGCACGTCCAGGCACCTCTCCAAGTGCCATGGTACGTTCTCGATCGAAGGTGCTGGTGTGGTCGGCTTTCCGGCCCCCCGCAACCTTGGTATTCCGTTGCCCTTGCACCTGGGCAACGGTTGGGGTTGACGGGGCCCCCCGGAACGAAGACGCCGAATGTTGAGGAGATGAAATGGAGGTGCCGACAATGTGTCCACCAATTTCAAAATAACTCATTGAATCCATTCGTGATCACATCCATTGCAAATGACATGGATGATTCCCTGGTCAGTAATCGGGAATTCATCGAAGTCTAGAGATCCACAGCGATTGCAAACTGCAGATAAATTGTCTGCAGATAATGTCATCAATATCGCTTCCTGTAGGTTCGCTTACGCTTTAGCGGTGCACGTACAAGTTTCTTAGTAGACTTACGCTTGTTCGTGTATCGGTATCGCATGAGCTTACCGTTTCGACGGAATGTTTTGCCATAGTTGTACTTGGCCATCAAAAACACACTCCGTTCAATTGTGCCAGAAGGCGATCAGACAACCCAAGGAGGTGGCCGAGAATGATAAGTCCGATGTACTCGAGCCGGTTGTTTTTCACATGCGTAATGACAGAAGAGGCAGTAATCGCCTTCTGGACAGTTTCAGTTGTTGTAGATTCAGTTCCAATCATAATATCACATCTCAGTCATTGATTCACAGAGGTATCCTCGATGAGTTCCTGGCATCAAGTCAATTTGAAGAATCAAATTGCTTGTAGATCCAGTGTTGGTCATATCAAATCGCATTAGACCACATGGGAAATTTCCACCCTTCAATCGGGTTGTTCCACCAATAGTTGTTGGAGTAATGTATTCAACATCGTGAATTTGCAATCCCGGACCTTGGTTTGCACCACCGGGATATTGCGTGTCAGTAGCAGTTCCGTCATTCTCGAAAGGATACGGAGCCTGATCGTTCTCGGTTCTCATATCATCAAGAACCTGGTCATCTTGGTTAGTGCCTTCATTGAACAATGCACTAAGCCAATTTTCAGGAGTAGGACCGTTTGCATCTGCAACGTCATCAGGGACGTTAGGATCGTCAGTGTACGGTAGTCCACGTGAATTAGCATATCCCTCAATGAGCGATACGGCGTTTAATCCAGTAGCACCGCCGCCGGGGAAAGAAGCCCCGGTTGCAATAACCTCGAAATTGTTGACTGCACCAGCTCCACCGGAAGTATCCGGTACAACAAACTTCGATGGAACCCATTCACCTGCAGCATAAGCACCAGAATGTGAAAGTGGCAACATATTAGTCGCATAACCAGAAGTATGGTGTTGCGAATCAGCATAGATCTTGAAATCCAAGAATTTAGGTCGAACCGATGGTGCTTCAGCGAGAGCTTCACGGTTCATCTTTTGCCATGCTCGGAAACCTTTCTCCCAAGCATTGGACATTACCCAGGTATTGGGTAATTTACTGATAGTGATCGTACCAGAAAATCCTGCAGAGGACAGGACCTTGATACCAGCAACAGCCCAATTAATTCCCTGGCGATAGAATCGTCGATTTACCAGGGATGCAACTTGAGACAAGTCAAGATATTGGGTGACAGGAGCACCAGCAATTGGATCCGTTGGAATATACAACGTCATTGCTGAAGGTTCAATTTTATTAGATCGCTTCGAGGATTTTCTCTTCGCCATACCCATCGGGTAGAGAATCAATCTTATATTGATTCCGACCAAAAGGCCTCGATAATCGAGGATTTGTGTACATAAACTCTTCAATTTCACCGAATTTCGACTTTGGAGCCTTAAACGGCTTTGTAACATACGCTACTTTACTCGAATATTGTATCATCTGATCCAACTCGTGCGTTTCCGCGTAATCCAAAGTGTAGCGTGGACCGTAGCCTAAACGGGCTAAACCAACATTGGTTCTTCCTTTGTTTTCTTTTTTCAATAGCAGCTCATCGCCATCGACAACATGCCGACTGGTCGACTTCAGTCGATCCAGTGGCGTAGGTGCATAGAACAGAGAATGCATATGTACATTCCACCAACCCTTCGTGTTGTTGTAGGTGAACTCCATGAAATGAGTTCCACCATCTGCACCCAGTCCGTATCCCTGACTGTTTTTCCCGTATCCTTTGTGATCCGGCTTACCACATAGCAACCTATTCATGCCTCTCATGGAGTGCCATCCTGGAAGACCAGGTAAGGTTGTCCGGGCCACAGCATAATCATACTGTTCTTTCAGAGACTTGAATCGTATACCCGATTCATGTTTCTGTCCCGGTAGCGTAACGGTCAACACACCTACTGTGAGATCGTTGCCAAGATAATGTCTTGCCACCTTGAGCCGTTCCTTCATTTCGTGAGCTCGCTTTCCAGCCCTCTTCCTTTCGCAGGTAGGGCACGCGAGCCAACGGGCGCATTTGTGCTTCCAGGCCTCGTCAGGTCTTCCGAGCCACGCTCCTTTACAGATCGCTAAACCTGT